GAAAAGGGGGCAAATTTGTGACAAAATCACTAATTTACACACTTTTCAAAATAACACTTATTTAACAGCCAAATCTATAAATAAGTATAAAAAAAATATGACGATAAAAAAAGGGTATTTTTTTATAGTCTTAATTAAATGTTTAAAATAAAATTATTCTACTCTATTGTCGTCTTAAATTTTTACGCTATTGGTTCTATTTTTCCTACTGAAATCCATTTATTTTCTCGGTATATAGTTACTGAACCAGCCCAAGCAGTTTCTTTTTGGACTTTCTCTGGAACATATTTTTTGTTATTCACAATAATGAACTGATTTAGATTTTTTATTTCACCTACGCCCTCAAAGTTCATCGGCTTTTTCTTATTATCACATAATATAAACTTATCGTCATTTTTATTGTAGTAGCAAAATAGTGTATTGAGAACTTGTTTGTCACCTTTCTTGGTCGCAATATGTCTAATCAGTTCTCCATCTCTAAACAATCTCTTGCTTTCTCTACATAATTTCGTAGGGGCTTTTCGTTTCATATCAGTCTTTTTTTCTCCTTTTGGTTCTCCTACACCCTTAAAGAAATCCTTACGCATTTGGTCCAAGTGTTTCTGTCTAAATTCCTCTATACTCTCATCATCTAATTCATTACAATTCCAAGTTTCATATACATCTCCGTCATCATCTATCTCTTGATAGTATTCACCACATATATCCTCCCAAACAATATTACCTATAATCCAGTCTGGGGCATTAATTTTTCTGGCGTAGGCTATAATCTTGGACGCATATTGTTGTCTAATTCTATTTATTGTATTCATATCTCGGCTATATGATAGAAATTCTTTTTCACGCTCCTCATTACTCTTGGCTATTTCTTTTTCTTGGATTTTGGCTTTTTTCTCGGCTAATTTTCTTTCCAATTCAGCAATTTCTCGTTTCTCTTTATCCTCCTCACTTTCCTCTTGCTCCTCGTCCTCTTGCTCCTCGTCCTCCTCACTATCCTCACCATCACAAGCAAGACAATAACCATTTTCACCAATTTGTCCTTTTGGTAAATCTTTCTCACATCTCTCACAGGTGGAGTATCCGTGTGCCTCTAATTGCTCTTTGTGTTGCTCCTCCTCGTCTTGCTCCTCGTCCTCGTCTTGCTCCTCGTCGTCTTGCTCCTCGTCCTCGTCTTGTTCCTCGTCTTGCTCCTCGTCCCCATTCATTTCATTATTCTCACTCACCATATCGTTTTCAGGATAAGTAGTTTGGATTTCAGGAACGATTTCAGTATCAGGTTCATCAACATTAGCAAGTTCAATTTTTATAATATTGTGTAGTTTTTCTTTTTTGTATTGATGTGTGTCAATAGTGATAACTTTTGTAGAAATTTTCTCTACCTTACCTTTGTATTGTTTCATTACTCCAACACCTTTACAAGTGCTTTCATAATCAAAGTTGATAGTATCACCAACTTGTAAGTCGTTTGCGGTCAGTTGTGTGTAGTCAAGAGCAGCCATATTGTCTTGTGATATATTAGATATGTTGTTTTCTTTAAGTCCTTTTTCGCTTAATTGTTTTATTGTGTTATCTTGTATATCGCTTGTTGAAATATCAATCAATTTTTTACTTAATTCGTTTTCAATTTTTAGCGGTGTCATAGGCTCAATCTTTTCTATATCGTCGTCTGGTTCTATAATAAGTTCCTTGCGATTCTTTTTCAATTTTTTGGTTTTATTGAGTAGGGAGTTTGTGTGTGCTTCGTCTAATAGGGTATTAGAGTGTAGTTGTGGCTCTGTAATTGTTAGTGATGACATTTTCAATTTTTCAAGAAGTTGGTCTTCGTTATCGTTTAATAGGGAATTTGTGTGTGCTACTGATGTAGAATACATTCTATAATTATCATTTCAATTTTTTGTAAAATTCATTTCAATTTTTTTTTTAATTCATAATAAATACTACCTAACCTAAAATTTATAATTTCAATTTTTTTTTATTGGGGGTGTCCTAAATTCAGGACAGAAAAAAAAGGGACTTTATTTAAAACTTAACAATTGTGAAATAATACTCTTACATAATTCAGGGGGCATACTATATCTTTGCTTTAAATTAAAACTCAACATTTCGGTGTTCTTGCTCTTTGTTCCTACTTGCTCTTCTATTTCCTTGCCCTTGTTTAACTTTAATGGTATGTTACTCCAAAAGTGTGTTGGTTTTCTATAAGTATATCCGTAACAAGAATACCAAGCCTCACATAAATATCTTATTGGTTCTTGGTTCATACATTTCATTCTTACCATAAAGCCTCTTGGATTTTCAATTACAAATTTTAAGTTTGGATTTTTATCAAGGAAATACTTTATTATCTCTATTGTCTTAAATAAGACCAAGTCACCTATTTCACCCTTTCTATTAAGTGGTTTCATATCACCTTTATAATCTCTTACCTTATTTTTGTGTGTTGCTATCAATAATGAAAAGGTTTCACACGGAGGAGATGCGGTTATAATATCAGGAACAGGCAAATCCTTGTATTCCAAGTTCAATATATCGGCTTTTATTGTTGGTTTCCATTTATCATCAATATCTACGGAAATTATATTTTCTGGTTTTATACCAAGTTGGACTGCTGCTTTACTTTGGCTTCCAGTCCCCTTAAATAATTCCAATAACTTAATTTTTCCTAAATTTCGTGTAGTAGGCATACTATATATTTATATATACATTAAAAATATAGTATTTATAGTATTTTAAAACAAAATCAATTTTAGAAATTCCTTTCAATTTTTTTATTTCATTTTTTTATTTCATTTTTTTTTTTTAATAACGCCACTCTCCTACTCCGTTCCAAATTGCTTGTAAGTTACTAATGTGAGATTGATGTAGATAAACACTTACACTCTCATCACGCATAAAATTACTCATAATATAATAATTAGATTGTAAAGCCCTCATTCCACCTCTATCGTGTATTCTTTGTCCGTATTTTTTTATCATTAATTCTTGCTTTTCATCATAATCTTTTTCTGCTGGGTCGTCATTAGTGTATAGACAAGCCAGTATGAGTTTATTGATTTCATAATTCCATTCACCAAACTCGGCACTCCACTCTAATACCTCACGCCCATAATAACCACCTTTCTTTGTGATATATTCAGTCATTTTGTTTTCAATCGTTTCGTAGGTCATCGCTGTCATCATATTATATACTTGATATTTGTTATCTCTTTATATCAATTTTTTATTATATCAATTTTTTATAAAATTCATTTCAATTTTTTCTTTTATTCATAATACGACTGAATTCAGGACGCAAATAATTAATTAAAAAATTGATGTATTTTTAAATAAAGATAAAATAAGATATTTAGTAAAAAAACTACTTAAAGAAATTATCTAATATATTATTATAATACGATGAGTTCATCTACACACACCTCCTCCTCACGCAACGCAACTACTACTATCTCTGTCGCAGAGTTAAAACGCCTTGAAACAAAAGCAAAAGCAGGTTGGGCTTCCTATTATTCAGTATTGGAAAGATACCATCGGCTTTCGGCTTATTACGCTAACTTCCAAGAAAGGAATAGAGAATTTAGGCAAAACCTTTATAATCATAACCTTGATATGGAAGCATTAGACATAACCTATTTGAAAAACCAATTTATAGAGATGTATGACGAGTTAAAGAAATTTACTGAATGCCCGTGTTGTTTTGAAAATCTAAATAAAGAAAATACCAAACTAACTAACTGCGGTCATCTCTTTTGTATCACTTGTTTTGATAAGGTTGATAATTGTCCTATTTGTAGAAAAAAACTATACAAACCAAGAACTCCTTAATTTGTAATTTACAATTGTAATAATATTGCTACAATTGTAACTTAATAGTATGAATAACCATTATTACCTCTACCCGTTCTAAAATACTTATCATAATCATCTTGAACTCCAAGTTTATTAAAAATAGCACTAACCTCTTCGTCAGTAGCATCATAATCGTTGGCTGGGGCATAAGTATCTACTCCTTGGCTTTGGGCTTCTTCGCTTTCTAATTGTTGGCGTGTAGCCTCATCAACACCAAGTTGGTCTAATAAATTTGACATATAATCTTTGTCGTTATATGGAACAACATCATCAACTTTGGAAACCTTTGGTTCTGCTTCCTTTTGGTGACTTGCTGGAATAACTCTATCGGGCATACCACTATCGGCTGGGGCTGATGATGGGACATTACCAAAAGCACCAATAAAAGCATTATCATATTTGCCTTCTTGGGCTTGTGCTACGGAGGGGTCTATTGGTGTAAAGTATGCTTCCTCTTTTGCGAAATCAACTGGGGCAACACCTTCGGGTATCATTCTTACTCTTGGCTTTCTAATGTCGGCTCTACCTCTTTTCATTATTATATATTAAATAAAGATAAATAAAAATAAAATATGAATGATATATATAATGGATATTGAAGAATTATCACAAGTTTTAGGCATTTCAACAGAAAACTACAAAAAAGAACCGCATAACGATTATCTCCTTTTTCAGTTTATAGGAGCATTTTTGGATTTAGTTGAATTTAAGGATACAGAAGGTAAAGGGTGTTTAACTAATGATGCTCGTAACATACTGCTATATAAAGGTTTTAAAGAAGCATTAGAAGAAGGTAAAGACCAAAAAGAATTGACTAAATGTTGCTTGTGGCTTACTATTGGATTTATTAGTTCCATTTTGTTTGTTGGTTTCCTAAATATTGGTAATGAAGAAACAAAACAGATAATCCCCAAAGATGTATTAATTACGATGAATATTGCTAAAAGTGAAATTGAAAGAAAAATCCACTCATATGAAAAAGTCCTAAAACATCTTGTTTCTTGCCTTGATGAAGAGTATGCCTCAATCTACAATAATGAAAAGCGTAGAATGTTCCAAAGAGATATTTTTGAAAGCCAAACTCTACATCTTGGTGATAAAATACCCGAACACATTAAACAAACCGCAAGAGAAGTAAAAGGTAAGTCCTTTGATGAAGTTAATAAAGGTGTTCCTTACGAAATAAATAATCATTCAGTTAAGTAGAATTTCTTTCATCTCCTCATATCCCCTTCTAACCAATAATGGTTTTTGTGGTTTTTCGGTGTGTAATTCTGCTATTTTCCTATCCCAACAATTTAGGTGGAAGTGAATTTTTTTAGTCCAAAATGGTTTCATATTTAATCGTGTGTAGGTATATCCTTCTTTTTCTATTTCCATATTACACTTACAACAAAATCGTATTTCTTGTTCTAAACCCAACGCATAAATATCATCTAACTTATACAAAGCCGTTTTAAATATTATACTATCGTCCATTTATAATATTTAAAGATTTTATTATTTACAGAGAAATATAATGCTTACCCGCATTTGCTCCTAATCCAAGTGTATTATCACTAACGGCTTGATATTTATCATCTTCTCCTAAAATCCCGTGCTGGGCTACCATTCCCGAACCTTTCTTGGGTCGTCCTCGTTTTAAAGGGGTTAATGGTGTATGATGTATGTGTGTTAAAGCATTTTCAGTATCGGCTAATAGTTCTTGTGCTTTGGCGTTCATTCGTCTTTTAGATTGAAACGAAGGGTTAAAACTTGGGGTCTGTTTATTAGCCCTTGCTACTGGTGCTGGTATAACCCAATTACCCGCTATATCTTGGACTTCACCTCGTCCAACAATCTCTTTGGGGTGTTGAAATTCGTGCTTAACTTCCTTTGGTGTTTTAAATATTTTTCCACCTGATTTATAACTGGCTTTCGCATCGGGGTGTCGCATCGCATCTCGGTAAGAAATACCTTTATCACTCGCAAATTTTTTCAAGTGTTCCGTCCAAGCAGTCATCTTATATAATTACTAAACATAATAAAATTTTATATAATAATCATATCATTTTTTAATTTCATATTCCAACATATCCATAATGTATAGAATAAACATCTGCTATTATCTCCCTCATATTTTTCATAATTGTATTTTTCCTGTGGTATTAACAACTGAAACTTACCATCTTGTAAATCTTTAAAATATGATGTCTGTATTGTAGTGGTAGGAAATAACAACATAAAAGGTATATTATTCTTTATCAATCTCTCCATTATCTTTTTCTTTATTTTTACTATACCTTTAACTTTATAAGGTGGATTATCTACAACTACAACATCGTCATACATATTATTCCAAAAATCCTCGTTTCTGTGTATAACTTTAAAACCTTTTTCTGTTAAATACTTTCCTGCGTATCCATCATTATAAAAAGGTAACCAATACATTTTATCCTTATCCATATATGGTATTATTTTATCCCATACTTTTTTAGGTGTATTCCAGTCATTATCTTCTGTATGTTTCCAATTTCCATTAACACTCATTATATATTGGATTACCATAATAATTTATCGGCATACCATCCATTAGAACCCTTAATATGTCTGTCTTTCTCGTGTCGTGCTTTATATAATTTTCTCTTTTTATCTGCTACTGCCTTACCTTCTGTTTTCCAAAAAGTTGGATAATCTTTATATCCAGCCCCACCAACAGAAGCAACTAATTCACCATCTTTAAATACATCTATTTTTTTACCTTTCTTATTAGATGGTTTAACTACAACCCCTAATTTTTTTGCTTGTTTTAATGTATATGGAAGAATTTTATACAAACCTTCGCCTACTTTTAATTGAGTTTCAAGTTCTTTTGGTTGTTCTGTTTCAATACCTATCACGCTTTCATCGGGAATTCTCTCCATTACAGAAACGGAATGTTCCAAAATTGGATTAGCAAATTTAGGAGATTTAATATGTAATGTTTCATTACCCTTTTGTAATCCTCTTAAAGCACTTACGGGGTCTAAACCTGTTTTTATATCTGTTTGGTTTTTTGGAACTTTATCTCCTTTAATCAAGTCTAATGGTAAAGTTGGTTTATTTAATGTAATTACTTCACTCGTATCTCGTCCCAATTTTTCCGCCCAACGACCGCCTTGTGAATGCCCCATCGTTATTATTTTATCCTTACCATATTTGGCTTCGGCTTCATCTTGTATTTTTTTGGCGTGATTAAATCGTTTTCCTTTAAGTCCAAAGGACATCGCTAAATTTGTCCCCCAATCTTGTATAGATGCTGTTCCCCGATGAACTACTATTGCTCTATCAATTTCGGGATTATAATAAACCTGAACCCTTTGCCCTGATAATTTTTTATCAACCTGATATTTACCATAATCACTTGTTTTTTTATCATAAGATTTTTCTAAAAGTTTTTGTATATCTCCTGCGGGTAATCCTGCCCCTTCTTTTTCTTTAAAAGGTGGTAAGTTTTTGTCCCCTTTAATTTTCTGTTTTAATTTAATTTGTTCCTTTAAATTTTTAGGGTCAATTTCCTGTTTCGTGAGTGGGGTATCTTTTGTTATTCTTTTCTTTGGTCTATAAACGGGATAATCTTTATCTCCAATATCTTCCCACTCCTCCAAAAACCATCTTGCTAAACCTGATACTTTCGGTTTCTTACCCGTATATTCTCCACCTAATTCTTTGTATCTTTTTACAATCCAACCTGATTTATAAGCACTTGGTTTGGTATATTTTTCATCTGCTTCTTTTTTAACCTTTTCGTAAAGGTCTTTATCAACTGGTTCTACTTTACTTCGGGGCATTATATAAATACATTATATAAAATTATTACTGGATTGTTCCCTTTGCGGTGTTGTAGGTCTTGGATTTAATCTATCAAATTCGTGAAGTTCTGCTTCCGTTTCTACATCTCTAATTACCTTAATACAACATACACTACACTCTTTACATTTGGATTTATAAGCCATACTTACTAATTTCAAAATAAAACCTGTCATCGTAGTAACAAACGCTACCCAAAATGTTTCACTTAAAGTCATTATATAATAATAAAATATTTTATAATGAGATTACGAAGCAATTGCTTTAACATAAGCAGTATTTCCACTCGCAAGTAAAGTTCCTTGATTTCCTGATGCGTATGAAAGATTTGCGGTAAATCGGTATGTCTTGGTTGATTGTAATAGAGCAATAAAAGGACAAGAAACCCCTGCCCGCCAGTGTTGGTATGGACCATTCCAATCTTCCGTATAGTATAATCTATAATGTTCGCTATTATCTGTCGCAGAAAAATAAACACTCATACCTATACCGCTATTAAGTTCCCATTTAAACCAATTTTGTCCTATCTCGTAGTATCCTGTAAAAGGGGGCGTAAAAGTTCTTGTCCCATAATCGCCTATCGTTATATTAGCGTGTGTCGTTGTGGTTATAATTTGTGATGCTGAACCACAAAACCATCTACACAGAATAGTGCTTCCAATTACTTTCCAAGTTGCTCCGTTCCAAATCATCGGCATATAAGCACCAATATTACCAGAACCAGTAAAGTTGAATAAAATTTGGTCGCCATAAAGAGGGGCTGGTGGGGGGATAGGGAAACCACTCACTATATTAGGGTAATTATTTTTCCAAGTTGGTGGATTGATAGAACCTTGTGATACGATGACTTGATTTGTGCCTCCGTAATTAGCACCCCCTATTCCTAATGCTCCTGCGTTATTTATTCGTAATTTTTCAGTTACAGAACCACCATCTACTTTGGTTTGGAATTTTATCACTCCTCCATCAGTTAATTCACCATCGGCATCTATTTCCCCGTGTTCGTGTGCGTTGGGAGTATCGTAAAAAACAATCTTGGAAGTAGCACCTGTATTCATTTGTATATTCCCATCAATTTCAAAATCTTCGGTAGGATTAGGGACATTAATACCTACTCTATTATTTGTTGTATCAATAGTAACAACACCCCCGAGTAGTTGATTACCTGATGAAGATATTTCTAAATCTGTTCCGTTTATATCCAAAGTTCCTGTATTTCCTGCTCCGTCATCTAATAATATTTTTTTATTTATTTTTAATGTATCTGTTGCTGGTAAAGGAGTAACAACGGCTTGTAATTTTTGTTTGGATAATATCATCTGTGGGAAGGTAAAATTACCTAAAACTCCAAAATCAAATCCATCACCACTCAAATGACTAATAATAGGAGCAGTTGTTAAATCTTTTCCTAACTCTATTCTTGCCCCGCTACTGGAACTATCATCACCCGAAATTTTTATATTAGTGCTTTCGTTAGCAGATAAATATTCAACGCCATCTAAATCCTGTTTTTTTGGTTGTATGTTACTCATTTTATATTATATAGTTATAAAATAAATAATAATATTAATAGCCTAAAAAGGACACTCTAAAATGTGCGGGGGAGTAATCACCACCAATATTAACTTGTGCTGCTGAATTAGTCCATACCGCAATAGTTTGTCCTGCTGTTAAGTATGCTACTCCTGATAATGTAATAGTGCTAAACTCACCTCTCGTTCCAAGTTGAGTGCCTGATGTGATGTAACCACCTGTGGCGGAACTATTAGTAGCAAAGGCGGAGTAACCAGTTATAGGAGTTCCACTACCTAATTGGGCGACAATTGAGGGAGTTGTTGGAGAACCTCGTGCTAATGCTGACGACCATTCAACAGACCAAAAACCTGTAAATCCCGTTGGTATAGTAATAACTCCATTCACTATATCATAAAGTCCTGTAAAACTATTATTAGCATCTTGCGTCACATAAGTATTACCTGCTCCGTGAATAGGAGATACATAAAGGGATTTATTCCAAGTATTTAGGTAAGATACATAATAAATTCCGTTAGTGTAAGCGGGGGTTGAGGAGGACACAATACCTACACTAATACTAATGGATGGTTTAATAGGGGGAAAAATAGACCCATTAATAAATATACTACCCGATGAAGAGATTTCTAAATCAGTCCCGTTTATATCCAAAGTTCCTGTATTTCCCGCTCCATCATCTAATACTATTTTTTTATTTATTTTTAATGTATCTGTTGCGGGTAAAGGCGTAACAACTGCTTGTAATTTTTGTTTGGATAATATCATCTGTGGGAAAGTAAAATCACCTAAAACTCCAAAATCAAAACCACTACCACTCAAATGACTAATTATTGGGGCTGTTGTTAAATCTTTTGCTAATTCTATTCTTGCCCCGCTACTGGAACTATCGTCGCCTGAAATTGTTATTTTTGTGGCTTCGTCAAGTGATAAATATTCAACGCCATCTAAATCCTGTTTTTTTGGCTGTATGTTACTCATTTTATATTATATAGTCATAAAATAAATAATTAGGTTGATATTACTAACATTTCTACATAAGAACCTACACCATTTAAGTATGTGCTATCTAAACATTCTAATGTCCCACTCCAATTATAAGTGTTATTTGGTATGTAAAGTTCCATTATTAATGTATTACCTGCTCCTCGTATATATCCATTCGCTCCTGAAACACCATTAAACGATTGGTTATAAGTCCAATATTGTCGTCCATACGGGGCGTAGGTTGCGTCAGTATAGTTATAAGCCCCATTACCATTAATTTTATTATTGATGTTATAAATTGCGTAAGGGGGACTAACCCAATCAAACCGAGTAGGAAATAAAACAAAGTCCATATTTGTTTGGTAAAAGTTACTACTATCCCAAAAATTAAAAGTCAATCTAAATTTAACTCCATTCACGCTGGTAGAAAGTGTTACTGCTGGTTGTAATTTAATTTGGAAACTCTCCCCTGATGCGTAATTAGACCCTGAACTTGCGGTAGTTCTACCTCCTACTCCTGACATACTAACATATCCACCTGTATTGACTGGATTAATAATGCCTGAATTGGACGCTCTACCTGTAATGTTTAAACTATTTAGACTTAAATTAGATGGTATTGTAGATGTTCCACTCGCAATAGCCGTTATTTTACCATCACTATCAAGGGTTATATTGGCTTCTGTGTAACTACCCGCAAAAGCCCCTGCTCCTGTATAAGCCGATTGTTGTTGTGTGCTATCACCTGAAAAAGTAATTTGGTTTGTATTTAGTAAATTTCGTGAAGCCATATCAATATTGTAAGCCCCTGCCGAATTTCCTACACCTAAAACTTGCTCTAATGTAGGAATAGCCGATGTTCCTGACGAAATAGCCGTTATTTTACCATTAGCATCAATAGTAATGTCTGCTTCTGTGTAACTACCTGCTAATGTTCCTGCTCCTGTATAAGCACTATTTTGGATAGTAGCATCGGGAAAAGTCATCTCCCCTGCTCCTCCATCAGTAATCAGTTTAAACTTAATATTTTCTACTTCTAAAATCTCTCTGTTGCCTGGAAGAGTTGATGAAAAAACAATATCATTTAAAGTTGAAAGTCCCGCACTAAATACCTCTTGTGCCGATTGTGAAATAGGAAATTTAAGATAATTAGCATCTAAAAATGATGTAGTTACTTCTGTCACGGGTGGCTCAAAGTATATGGGGTTAAAAACGGGGACTTGTTCCGTAGGTGGTAATTGTTCGCTCATTATTATATATATTTAGAAGATATTAATTTTTAAAAAATCTTTTGTTATAGTATAGAAAATGAGTAAAAAGGAAAAAGATAATAGGCAATTAACTTATCCTGAACTACACAATTGGTATGACAAAATACCAAAAAAGTTTCTTCCTAAACAACACAATCCTTACTTTCATATACATCATATAAAACTACCTTTCCGTATGCTTATTACGGGTTCAAGTGGTAGTGGTAAGACCCAAACCTTATTGTCCTTGCTCCACAATATGCCGAAAACCTTTGAGAAAATTGTTATCACAACCAAGAATAAAGATGAACCATTATATAACTGGTTAGATGAGAAATTTGAAAAGGAGGGTGGTTTTGAGATTAGGGAAATAGATAAGGATGGATTACCTGAATTAGATAAATTTGATAAAGAATGTAACAACCTTTTGGTAATGGACGATTTAGTAGGAGAAAAGAACCAAAAACCGATGGAGCAATTTTTTTTAAGAGCAAGAAAAAAGGGGTGTAGTTTAGTATATATTACACAGAGTTATTATGCTGTTCCCAAAATGATAAGAAATAACCTGACCTATTTAATAATAAAACAAGTTTCCAGTATGAGAAATTTAACGATGATAATGAAAGAATATGATTTAGGAGTAAGTAAAGATGATTTGATTGAGATGTATGAAACTGCTACTGCTGATAAAAGTGGTTTCCTAATGATTGATTTAGAAGGTGATAAGACTAAAATGTTTAGAAAGAATTTTGATGGTTATTTTGAAGTAAAGCGTGATAAAATATAGATATTTTTCTGTAAATTTACTGGATTTTCTTGGAAATTATTATCTATTGGTAATATATAATAATGAATAACCCTGCTGGTTTTGGTAGTATGATGATACGCAACTTGCGTAACCCCGCTGATTATAAGAAAGCCGTGATGACCCAAGACGAATTGTTACGAATAGCAATCGCAAACGATAGCAATATTGCCCGAGCAAGAAAGGATTTACAACTCGGTGTCCCTCCACCAATTCCCCAAGCAAACTTATTAACCGCCGAACAATTGGCGTTAGATGTAGGTAAGCAAGAGAGTGATGCTTTGAGAGGATTTTTGGATATGGGTTTTACTTACGATGAGGCTTCACAAATAGTAGCCAAATTAAATCCCGACCAAATTGTTAAATTTAACGCTTCTTATCCTGCTGTTAGTAAAGAATTTGCTAATAAATATAATGTAAAACTTATCACTCCAACCTTTATGATTGATTATTTACAGAAATTTTTTGAAGAATTAGATGCTTCCAAAGGTGTATCATCTGCTTATGGTTTAGGATATGTTCGTGATAAATTTGATGAATTAATTGACACTACAAACGAGTTAAAAGCCGTTATACCAACAACAGACCAAATTAGAGGACTTATGGTAACGATGGAGAGGCGTTTTGACGAAATCCCTGATATTGTCCGTCGTCCTATAATGGATAGATTACAATTATTAGACCAATTATTACCTGATAGTCAATTATATGCCCGATTAGATGAATTACAACGAGAAGACCAAGCATTAGCATACAAATTGAACCAAGAATTACAGAACTCTTTACAAGGGTTACCAAGCAGAGAACAAGTGGAAAGAACACTAATGGATTTAGCCGATAGACGAGTTGGAGAACAAGATGCTTTAAAGAAAATTGAAATGGTTGTGGATGGTTTAGACCAAGACCAACTATTACGCTTACAAGAAATTAAAGGATTAATCCAACAAGTTGAAGCCCAACAATCCCGAGTTTTTGGTTTAGTTGAAGGTGAGGTAGTTGGAGCAAAAGAGTTTCCATTAAGTCCAAGAGGGGATTTAGATATTACCTTTGGTTTATTAGGTGACAACAAAACAATCGTTCAAGTGTTAAGTGATGGTAAATTATTGAAAATGGATAAACCTAAATTGGATAAAGTAAATAAAGATATTAACGCACAAACGGGTAGTAACCCACAATTCACTATTAGAAATTTACAACAAGTTTTAAGAACCGAAAGTGACCCTACTCTTGTAATGGCTATTAATGGTAATGAATATAGTAAAGAAGAGGGACAATTTGAGAGTAGTGCTATATCGGGTATGACTACATTACCAAGTGTTTCTACTGGAACTGCGATGACACCTTTTAAATCGGGTAAAGGGTTAGCAAAAGTTCCCAAACGAAAAGTAGCAACGGGTATATCCACAAAAAAAGAACCACCATACAGACAATTAGGAAAATATGTAATCCACTGGAAGCAATTAAACGATAATGATATGTTGAATGTTAAGTATAAATCATTAGGACGAATTCCGCAATTTAAACCTGTTCCTGTAAGTGATGTTTTTAAAGAGTATGTTGTTGATGTTATTGAAAGTGGTAAGCACAACCAAAGACACTACGAACAAGTGCCTATTGAAGAGCGAAAGATGTGGGAAAAAATCGTAAGTGGAGCGGGTTTAGGTAATACATTAAAAATCAAGAAAACCATTAGTAATAATGACAAAGATGATATGGAAAGATTTGAGATGTTAAAGGGGCAATATCTTGCTGGAAATAATAATGCGTCTGTTATTCGTGAATTAAGACGATTTGTAGTAAAGTTTTTGAGTGAGGGGAAACTGAAACGAAACCAAGCGTTAGATTTGTTATTAGAATTAAGTGTTTAGGAGGATTATAATTTTCTACTATTAATATATAAATATGAGAACACTTATTTTAAACCAGAGTAATATTGTGCCTAATACAAATAATAGTGTTTTGGAATATACTTTTCCTGCTGGTAATATCCATATTGTTAAGGGGCAAAAATTAGCACTTGGTAGTTTAACGATGTATTATTCAACTTTTAATATTACCGCTACCTATAATAATAATCAGTTTCAATATGTATGGGTTGATGGTTCTGTTGTGAGTGTAACAATACCTAACGGGTTCTACACAATTGCTACTTTGAATGATTTTTTAGAATTTACGATGATAGCCAACGGACATTATTTAGTTGATAGCACTACATCTAAAAATGTTTATTTCCTTACAATAGGCACTAATGTATCGTCTTATAGAGTTGAACTAACTACATACCAAATGAATTCAACACTATTCCCACCTGCTACTTATAGTCTGCCGAGTGGTGCTACTTGGGTTGTTCCCAATAATACAATTGTGCCGATGTTTAGGCTATTACCAAATGCTTTTAGAGATGTTATTGGATTTAGTAATGCTGGTTATTATCCAAATGGTAATCAATTTACACCCAATTACGCAGAAGCCACTATTACGGGTGTTCCCCCCGCACAAACACAAACGCCTACTTTTACCAGTAATTTAGTATTTAGTAGTGATATTGCCCCACAAGTAGCCCCGTTTAGCAGTTTTTTGTTGAGATGTAATTTGATTAATAATAACTACGCTGTTCCTAACGATTTACTTTATTCGTTTGCTCCTACTGGTGCTTTCGGCGACCAATTTACTATTGCCCCTAATCAGTTGATTTTTATTGACATACAAGAAGGACAATACAATAGATTTACATTACAAATTACAGACCAAAATAATCAACCTATTACTATACAAGACCCCAACTTTGTTATTCTATTAATTATTAGCAATATTGGTGACATTAGCGTAAATTAATTTTCTACATCTAATATATAATATGCCGTATATCCACAAGTTAAACAAGAAGGGAAATGGAAGATATGTAATGCGACCAACAAGTATGTTGTCTGGAAGTTTAGCAAGACATCACAAAAGGACTTATGGTTCTGGGATAACAAATGAAGTTTATGAGAATGGTAGATTACACAAGGCAACTGAAACTTTAAGAAATCTAAAAGTATCCAAACCCCGTCTGCCGAAAAAATACATCACTTTTGATTAGGGGATTAATCCCCTATAACCCCTTTGACGACAGAGATATTTAGAGATTTTCGTAAGTCATTTTGGCTTAACCTTTTTTGAAAAGGTTTGTTTAGGTAAAAGTTGTATATCCATTATAATTTTTTTCTAATTATAATGTATAAATATGGATAATCTTGTCTTTGAAGAAAGCATCAACACCGAAGTTTCGTCAAGCGAATTTGTGGATAAGCAGTGGCTTTATGTGAATGACAACAACAACTCGTCATATTCTTCCCAAATTGTTTTAGACACTACTCCTCTTTCCAACGCTGGTGGATATATCGGCTGGATGGAAAGTTTCTTGGCTGTCCCCCTTGTTCTTCAAGTCCAAAGTGCTGGTATTTCAAGTGATACTGCCCCATCTTTGGATTGGTTTTTAGGAATGAAAAACGGATATTGGAATATCCTACACTCTCTTACCTGTGAGTTCAACAACGGAAACATTATTCAACAAGTTCCTTTCCTTAACTTGTTTTGTTCTTTCAAGGCACTTACATCTTGGTGTGATGCCGATGTTAAGAACTGGGGTGCTGTTTGTGGTTTTTGCCCTGATAGTTCCCGTTCTTGGCTATATAATAATGTAGCCCCCGCATATGTGAATGAACTTCAATCTGGTGGTTCTGGTGTATGTAATAACCGAGTTTGCCCTTATGTTGATATTTCAACCGCAACAACTACATCAACTACAAGTGCTATCACAATTGCTCCTTTCACTCCAACTGCTACTTTTGCTGGTGTTGGTCCCACAGATACTTCCACCGATAACGCATATACCCCTGCTGGTTCAGTCACAATTGCCGAAGTTACCGCAACTGCTACAAGTGTGGATACATCTACATCAAGTAGTAATAGTTCATATATCTCTTGCTGTTACAAATCTGTTAGTGACTTGCGTTGCTGGTCTAACGAAGGTCTTAAAAAGAGAATTGAATACCTTAACTTCTCTACTCTTCTTAACCCTGGAACAAGTGTTACCGATTACGGAAATAACCAAAGTGCTTTGATAGGAAATGCTACCCAATTTAACCAAGCATTCCAATCTTATATCGTAAGAGGTGCTGGATACAGAGCAGTTGTTTTTGACGCTATTATTCGTTTGAAAGATGTTGCTGATTTCTTTGCGAAATGTCCTTTACTTAAAGGTTCTACGATGCGTCTATACCTTAACACTAACCAAGTATATTTTACTGGTTCTCTTTTAGCCCCTGTTGTTGGTGCTGATGGAGTCCAAACTTCTTCCGCACAATCACTACTTACATCTGCCCCTGTAATTCTCGGTGGTGGTGGAACTAACCCTGTAATGGTATCATCTAACGATATAGGACAAGGTGCTTCTCCACTTGACCCTGTTTCGGGTGCTTTGGGTAACTGGGTTGATTACGCAGTTGGTTTGTCAATTGTTAGAACACAATTCTCTCAACTATCACAAGTCATTACTGCTCCTATTACCAGTTGCCGTTTGTATGCTCCTTGCTACACGATGTCACCAATAGCAGAACAGAGATACTTGTCACTTACTCCTACCAAGAAGGTTCTTTATAACGATATTTTCCAGTATCAGTTTGATGGTATTGGTGCGGGACAAACTTTCAACTTACTTGTTAGTAATGGTATCCCAAATATCCGCTCTGTATTAGTCATTCCACTATTAGCACAAGCACAGAACGGAGTTGCGGGTGCTTTGGTTGATGCTGCTGCCGCTTCCAGAACATCTGTGCTAACCAGTTCTCTACTTTCACCATTCTCAACTACGGGAGGAACACCAGACCCAATTGGATTAACAAACTTCAATATCCAAATCTCGGGTAAGAACTTGTTTATTAACAACCTTCAATATAACTACGAAGAGTTTGTAGAACAACTTGTATCCAGTAACCAATTGAATGGTTCTCTAACCACATCTTTGGGTTCGGGACAAATCTCATACGAAGATTTCCAAAGTCTATACCGATACTACTACGGAAATGCTTGTCGTTCTATTCCAAGTGAAGATGGTGTAGCAAAAGCAGTCCAACTTCTTGGTGTCAATAACTCTCAACAGACTATCTCACTAATGTGCTTCGTAGAATTTGAGAGAGAGATTACTATTGATGTAAGAACGGGAGCAAGAGTAATGTAAGAGTTTTTTAAAAAATTCTTAAAAAATATTTTTCAACTGATAAAGCAGTTTAGCAAATAATATTATATTATTTTCTTTTTATATAATATAATAATGGTAATCGGTAGCCAACAAGAGTATGCGATGGGGCATCACCCCGCTTATAGACACGGAGGTGTTGTAGTAAAACTTTCTTCGGCTCAACAAAGGGCTTTTAAAAATGGGGGTGCTATCACTATTTCCCCAAAAATGTTAGTAGATGGTGGAAAACATATTTTAGAAATGGGTGAAAAAGAAGCCAAAAAATTTATGTCCGCTATTAAAAGAGGCAAAGGTTTAAGGGTTAAACAAGGTGATGGGTTCAGTATGAAGCATTTAGGGCATTCTATCTCCAAAGGGGTTAGTGATGCTGGAAAAGCAGTAGGAAGTGCTTTAACCAGTAAAGAAGGAAAAATAGCCGTTAAAGGGCTTGTAGATGTAGGATTACCAGTTGCTCTTGGAGGAGTGGGTGAAATATTGGGTGGTCCAGCAGGAGGAATAGCGGGTGCTTCTGCGGGTGCGATGGCTTCCAAAGAATTAGACGCACATTCCAAACAAATTGGTTATGGAATGAAAAAAAGAGGTCGTCCAAGAAAGAAGGATTTAGTAAGAAGTGCTATTGATGATATTGAAGATTTAGGTTACATTATTAAATCCAAAGAAGGTGGAAAACTTAAAGGTGTTTCTAAAAAAATATCCAAAGGAGTTCGTAAAGCAAGTTCAGCCGTTATTGGTAAAAAAGCAACAAAAGCAATAGAACCAGTATTGGATAAAGCCTATAAAAGTAAGGCAGCACAGGCAATTGGAAAACAAATTGTAGAACAAGGTGCTACTGCTATTGGAACTGCTATTGGTGCTTATGTGGGTGGTCCAGAGGGGGCTATAATGGGAGAACAACTTGGTTCTAAACTTGGTAAAGCAGGGTCTTCCCAAATCGGTAAGAAAAAATCAGTTAAAAAATTAGGAAACGATTTATTGAGTGAAGGTAAGAAGATGGCTTTTGAGAAACTTGATGCCTTGATTGATGAGAAATTGACAGGTAGAGAGAAAGAAATTGCGAAGGCAGCCATACGGGGACAAAAGAAAGGAGTTGCTTATGGTGCGGTCGGTTACGCAAAAGATTTAGCAAGAGAAAGTATGTCAGCCCCCGAAAGGATGGAGGAAATGAAAGAAGGACAAGGATTTTTAAGTCACTCTAAACGAATGATTGAACCCGCACACGCACACCCTTCTTTTAGTCCTTTTGCTCGTGTTAATTCCGCACAAATGACACCTTATATTCACGGCTCACCGCAATTAGCAAAACCCGTCGTGCGTAGAATAGGAGGACAAGGACTTGTCCCACCAGGCTATCGTTCAGGTATGGGAATAAATCCACCAGGTATGTCAGGAGGGGCTATATATAACCCTACTGGTGACCCGATGATTACACGACAAAATGAGAGAATTGGTAGAGTTATGATGCGACACAGATTAGGAATGGGGATTAATCCACCAGGTTAAAATAATTACTCGTTCAATTTTAGATATTTTAAATATTTAGTAATTATATATTAGATGGCTTCTATAATTACTAAACCTACAAAACCTATTTTTAACGACGGACTTCTTGACACAAGAATGAGTTTAGGGCTAAAAAACGAAATTCATTATTTTGATGAAATAAAAGATTTATTTAGGGAATTTGAACCTATTACTCATACATTAGGAAGATTTGATAAATTTGATTTTATAAGTGATGATGCCGTGATTGAACTAAAAGCCCGTAGTGTAAATAAGACTGATTATAAAACGACTATTGTAGGAATGGATAAAGTGGAAATGGGATTAAAGGAATTGGAAAAAGGAAGACGGGTATTTTTCTTATTTGGATTTTTAGATACAGGTTTAGAGATGTGGGAAATGGAAAAAGATAATTATGAATGGAAAAAATGGAACACAAGGATGGTTAATTGTAAGCGACAAAGTGGTTATTATGATAAACTCCACCTTGAAATACCAGTAGAAAGATTAGAATGGATAAGTGATAAAAAACCATTAGAAGACCCAGAATATATTAAATACAAGAAAAATGATATAAAGGGCGTTTGCCTAATAAAATTGTAGCGATATAGTATAGAATGGCGTTGAGTAATTATGATATTGAAATAATTTGTAATAATTTAAGATTAGATTGTAGGGGAGTATTTAGTAAAGACCGACTACCGAAACACCGACGGGTTGGTTCTTATTATGTCAATTTAGAAGATTTTGATGATGGAGAAGGAAGCCACTGGGTTATGTTTAGGATATTTGATAATGGTAAAGCCATCTATTTTGACCCGTTTGGAGTATTACCACCGAAAGAAGTCCAAGATTTTTTAAAACCTTTTAAGCCATTTGCTACCAGTAACAGACATATCCAAGAAAATAAAAGTAACAAGTGTGGTTATTTTTGTATTGCTTGTGATTATTTTTTTACTTATGACGCAATTAAGAAAAGAGATGTTGATGAAAATTTTGATGACTTTTTAAATATGTTTAGCGAAGATAAATTAAAAAATGATAGAATTGTAATGGAATATTTAAGGAAATAAAATATTTAGTTAAAAAACCATATAAATAAATATCCCAATATAATATAAATGGAAGAAGAAAAGAAATCTACTTATACACCAGCGATGAAATCCGCTATTTACAAACACAGAGAAAACCACAGAGATGATTACAACAGACGGCAAAGAGAATACTATTCCAAGTTTAGCGAAAATGAGGACTGGAAACAAAAATTTAACGAGCGATGCCGTGAAGCCAACCGCAAGTATAGAGAAAAGAAAAGAGGCGAAAATCCACCACGCCCAAGAGGAAGACCAAGAAAAATAATAGAGGATAGAGTAGATATTCCTATTTGTGCTTAAAAAATCTAATCTTATAGTATAATGCCTTATAAAATTAGAAAATTACCTAATGAGAATTATTATAGGGTTAAGAATGCCGATACTGGTAAAGTAATGAGTAATAAGACCACAAAGGAAAAAGCAGAAGCCCAAGTAAGATTATTGATGTCATTAGAGAGAAAGATAAAATAAAATATTTAGTAAAAAAGGACTTAAAGAGAATATCTTGTATATATGTATAATAGGATGCCTAACACAACCCGCCCCGACTTTAAGACTGAAACCGAGCAAGTAATTGAAACTTACTTGAAAAATTGTGATGAAACTGAAATAGACTATCTATACAGAAATCAATATGATGATGATTTATACATACCCCCGATTGATAAGATGTATGAGGAGGGTGATATAGTCTATAAAATTTATTGTTACGGAACTAACCTTGAACGAATAGATAAATACTTGTGTAGAGTTTTTGAAAGTGAGGTAGATTTACAAGACGAATTAGAAATTTTAGAATTAGAGAGGATACACAGAGAAAGTCAGTATTAAATAAAAAATTGAAAAAAAAATTGAAATGAATTTCTTAATCATTAACTACAATTAATTATTAAGTATTTAGGAAAAATTGAAATAGAGGTTCTAAAATTGATTTTTATAAAAAATTGAATTTAGAATATCATATATATATTTATTGAAAAAAGGATTTAAAGAGAAATTATTATCTAATATATATTATATACAGATGCCGAGAACTTACCCACGATTGAGAGGTTTAGCAAATAATCGCCGACGCTTATTGGAGTATGTTGGATATTCCAGTATTAGGACTTTTAGGAGGGAAAATGCTGGATACAATACAAACGACCAAGCATATAGGGACATTCTTAACTTATATAACCAACAACAAGACCTTTTAGAACAACAAGCCCAAGATGAGCGTAGAGCAATAGCCCAACAACGCCAAAATACCAGACGAATTACCCGTAATATTATGCGACAAGTAAATAATCGTTTAGTCACACCTACCGAGCATACTTTTAATGTTGATTATAATGCTATTCGTGATATGCGACCATTAGTAAATCAACTCATACCTGCTTTGAGTAATGCGGGAAGAAGAATGTATTTAAAAAGCGGACAACGGATTTATATGTTAAATGCTGATACTATTAGAAAATTAGATGATGTATTAGCACCTGAATTTGTAGTAGAGCAGATTGATAGTGCTACTGAACTACTAACCGCAATACGAGAAACTGGTGATATTGAATTAGTAATGATAGCCCAAAATATAGAAGGAAACCAACAAGTTGAGGGAGGGTTATTTCCATTCAATCATACATTAGAAAAGGTTGATTTGAGAAGGTATGCGATTTTCCACAAAGATACTAAATGGGGAGAAGAAACAAATGATAATAATTGTTTAATTACTGCTTTGAAAAATGCTGGTATTGATACAACCGCAGTAGAACAATTTGTAAAAAATCAGTTTATACCACAAAAGCGTCTAAAAGAAATAGCGGGGATTATTAAAAGAAATATTGTTGTAAAACCACTCTATACTGATAAAGGTAAAAATTGCTTACGAAAATACGGAGATGAAAAAGACCCTGTTGTAAATTTAGGATTAGTTAAATCTCACTATTTCCTAATTGAACCAACTGAATACACTAATTATGCTATTGAGAATTACTTTGAAATAAATACATTAGATAATTGGAATGAGATATTTGGAAAACAAGATAAATATTACAAACGAGATAAAAGCCGTTTTGTTGATAGTCACTCATTAATAGCAACATTACTGAAAAACCAAGAAACACACTTGGTAGCCTTTGAGGGATTGGAAATTTATAAAATGAATAACTACCAAAAGTATGAGGAGGACATCTTTAAATCGTTAGATTATGATGATAGTATTCAAGAAACAAAATGGAATAAAGAATTAGAGGAATTTGAAATAATAAATCCAACGGGTTGTTTGAAAGCAAATGAATGTAAAAAACCATCTGGAAAAAAAACTATACTTGGTATTGATTACTTTGACTTTGAAACATCTACTAAACGCACAGACGGGATACAAGTTCATCACAAACCATATTTAGTCTGTTGTTGTGAATTGAACGGAGGATTTTATGGAGAGGATTGTGGAAAGAGATTATTAGATTACTATACCCGTAAGTATGGAATTGAACTTAAAGATTTTCCACCCCCAAATAAAGAAAGACCTGTTTTCATCTTAATAGCACACAATAGTGGTTATGATTTTAGATTTCTATTAGAGCATTTTGATACGATAGAAACAATAGAAAAAGGAACTGGACTTATGACTGCTACTTGTAGTTACTATTATAAAAGTTACGACAAATATAAACCGAAAGGTGAAAGAGCATCAACCAAGAAATTAGTATTTGAGATAAGAGATAGTTTGAAAATGATTAATATGCCTTTGAGTAAATTTGGTAGTTGTTTTGGACTAAAAATTGAAAAAGAAATTTTACCTTATGACTTATACACAGAGGAAAATATTAAAAGACAATACATACCAATTAAAGAATGTTTAGAATTCTTACCTGAAAATCTACACGATGATTACCTGAAAAATTGTAAAAGGTGGAGTTGTTTATGTAATATAACTGAAAGTGATATAGGAAAGAAACCAAAATATATAAATATTTTAAGATATTCTTATGAGTATTGTCGTATGGATTGTGCTGTATTACAACAAGGATATGAAAAGTTTAGAGAGTTAGTGCTGGAAGGTTTAAAATTAGATATTTTAGACTATATCTCACTTGCGAGTGTTAGTGATGATTATTTAAAATGTAGAGGTTGTTATGATGATGTTTTACAAATTGCTGGAATACCAAGAGCGTTTATCCAAAAATGTGTAGTAGGAGGTAGAACGATGTGTGCTGAAAATAAAATGTATAATATCCAAGATAGAGAATTAGCGGACTTTGATGCTGTTAGTTTGTATCCAAGTGGTATGGCGAGAATGCGAGGGTTCTTAAAAGGAAAACCAAAAATAATAAAAACTTTTGAACCAGAAAAATATGATGGTTATTTCGTCTGTATTAGAATAAAGAAAGTTGGAAAACATCTTAAATTTCCACTATTGAGTTTTATTGACAAAAAAGGTGTAAGGAATTTCACAAATGATTTAGAGGGTAAAATAGTTTATGTTGATAGAGTAGGATTAGAGGACGCAATAAAGTATCAAGAAATAGAATATGAATTTATAAACGGATACTATTATGACGAGGGACACAATCCAAAAATTAATGAAACTATCCAATTCTTATTTACTCAACGACTAAAACAAAAAGCCGAAGGTAATCCCTTACAACTTGTCTTTAAGGAATGTATGAATTCGTCTTACGGAAAGTCATACTTAAAACCGATAGATGATGATAATGAGTATGTAAAAAACGATGATTGGAACAAATTTATAAATCGTCATTTCAACCTAATAAAAATGGCTACTCCGTTATATAATGGAAAAGGTTATAAGGTTAAAGTGATGAAACCAGTAAATCAACATTTCAATAACGCACAAGTAGGTGTAGAAATATTATCTATCACTAAACGAATAATGAATGAGGTGATGTGTCTTGCCGAAGATATGAAACTAAACATCTATTACCAAGATACTGATAGTATTCATATTGAGGAAAAGCAAATTAAACTATTAGCCGAGGAATACAAAAAGCAACACAATAGAGAACTGATAGGAAAACAAATGGGGCAATTTCATACTGACTTTGACTTGGAAGGTTCTGTCGGTGATATAGTAGCCGAGAAAAGTATATTTCTTGGAAAAAAGGCTTATATAGATAAATTACGCAGTCACGATAAAGATGGAAATATTATTTATGGCTATCATATTCGTTTGAAAGGAGTTCCAGAAAATAGTATAAAATTTAAGGCTGATACCGAGTATGATGGTAATGTATTTGCTATGTATGAGGAGATGTTTCAAGGTAGGGAATTGACTTTTAATTTGTTGGCTGTGAAACCGAAATTTGAACTGAAACGAGATATGACAATTGTCAGTAAGAAAAAGTTTGATAGGAAAGTAAAATTTAAGACGACAATAGAGTAGAATAATTTTATTTTAAACATTTAATTAAGACTATAAAAAAATACCCTTTTTTTATCGTCATATTTTTTTTATACTTATTTATAGATTTGGCTGTTAAATAAGTGTTATTTTGAAAAGTGTGTAAATTAGGGATTTTGTCCCAAATTTGCCCCCTTTTC